ATATTCCGTGCCCGATCTGTCGACCTAATGATGCGATCGAGTGGTGGTATGGCTGCTTTAAGGGTACGTGCGAAGTTGGCGACGAGCGCGACTGGGAAACGATCAACGCCGAGCATCGTGCGAATGCCACCAGCCTCGTCAACGATATTCGCGCGAACCGTGGATTTCCTGCCGCGCCCGAGAGAGAAGGAAACAACATATGAACGATTTCTTGATCCATGCCGCTCGTTTGCAGGATGCTGGAATCGTCAGCCTGTGGATCAGCCTTGGCTCTAACAAGGATGGCACGAGACTCATGCACGTCAGTCCGGCTGCCACGGTGACACACGAGCTAGCGGCACGCTTTCCGACACGGACCTTTGAACTCGACGGCACTGACCGTGTGCTATCGGATTTGAAGGCCGAACTAGCGTTCGATGACGACGGACCCACGGCAGAGAAAGTCCAAGCGGCAATAGCTGCGCATCCGTTGCTTGCGGATGACCTGAACGAGTGGTTCGAAGATTGGCAACGGATGCCGCGCCTTGACAACGAAGACGTTGCACAGCATCCGGGCGACGCCGCGCTAGTCGAGCGCGTCACGCAGCGCGCCCTCGGCATGATGCGTGGTTTTGAGTTGGCTCGCGAACAGCAAGCCAGTGGCAACGCGTCCACGCCGAGCAAGCAGAGCAAGGAGGGGGAGACGTGAAATTCAGAATTTGGTGCGATGAGTATCATGCCGGACCGGAAGACGGTCGCGTGATCGACGAAAACTCTCCTTGCGTTGCCATTGAAAAATGGGCCGAGCGCAGAGATCAGCAATCCGCCGAATATCGGATTGCCAGTGGCAATACTGTTGTCGTGCATGTGAAAGACGAGGAGACCGGCCAATACTACGGCGAATACGAAGTCGTCGGCGAGGCCGTTCCTACTTACCACGCGAAGTGGGTGCGCGATCTGTCGCAGACGAAGGACCCCGCCTAATGCGCACCTGGCTACCCTACCTGTCCCCGCTTTGGTCCGTTGCGTGGTTTATCCCCTACACGCGCACGTCGAAATCGATTTACGGACTGCTTTTGATTGGGAGTAGAGTATGAAAGTGACAATGCAAGTTGAACTGAAGCCATTCGTAACGCCAAATTTCGTTCTAGCGGTCGTCAAACCAGGCAGGCGCGAGGACGGTCTAAAGGAAGTGCCGTCTTACCCTCTAAGCGACCTAGATACAGAAACGCTAGACAAACTGTGTCGCGACTTCAGAGACGAAGTATTCCGCAAGGCCGGTAAGCCAAAGCCGCGTACATGTAAGCGCTGCGATAGCAATTCGGACCCCCAACCATGACCACAGACACGCCACAGATTAAGCGGTACGACATGGTCTTGCGCTCCCGCGGCATGGAAAGCTGGCAAGACCTCGAACAACATCCGGAAGGCGACTATATGCTCCACTCCGACCACGTTGCAGCCCGCGCGGCAGACAAGGCAGAGATTGAGCGGTTGCGCCTCAGTGAATGGCATTGGCAGCAACAGGCCGAGAAAGCCGAAGCCCGCATCGCAGAACTGGAGAAGGATGCGGAGCGGTGGCGATATCTTCGCGACAGTGGCGATGACAGCATCTATGCGATGCGGTTTGACCTTGATGGCGATGTGTCCGTTTCCGGCAACGACCTGGATGTATCCATCGACGCCGCCATCGCCGCAGCGAAACCCAACCCCCAAGGTGAGCGGGCATGAGAGTGCGTTGCGAAAACTGCGATTGGATCGGCGGCGAGGCTGAATTGTTGCGCGCGTCGCATCCGTTTGAACCTACGAACACGGTTACTGGATGCCCTAGGTGCAAGGATGTCGAATCAACGATTGGCGTCTGCGATGAACCGGGGTGCGACGAGTTCGTTAGCTGCGGCATGCCGACCGAAAACGGATATCGGACGACTTGCGGCAGGCATATGCCAACGCCTCGCGGAATGAAACATGCGCCTAGCGCGTCCTAGCCCCCACATCCGAGGAATGAGGAATGAGTGATTTCCTTCCGCCAGAGACGATCATTGAACTGACCGCACGCAAGCGCTGGTCAGCGCAGTGTCGTGCATTGGCGGCAATGGGTATCCCCTTCCGCCCGAACGCCGTTGGTCGCCCGCTGGTGAAGCGCGTAGACTATTTTGGCAATGAGAAGCCGGCGCGCAAAGCGCGTGAGCCGGATTGGAGCGCGATCCGTGGGAAGGCTGCGTGAGTCGAACAAGTTCCTACCGCGCGGTATGGTCAAGCGCGGGAAGGTCTATAGCTACAAGTTCAGGCGTGACGGCAAGCAGCACTGGTTGCGCCTGGGCGGAGACTATGGCGAAGCGCTGCGCAAGTATGCCGAGCTGGTCGGCGAGGCGCACGAGCCCGCAGGAACGGTTGCCGAGGCATTGGCCAAGTACCTTTCCTTGCGCCATGACAAGCTCAAGCCCGAGACGCGCAAGGGATATGCGCGCAGCGCGAAGCGCATCATTCCCGTTTTTGGCGCTCTGGCGCTCGACGAACTGAAACGCGAGCACATCTACAAATACCTGACCGAGCGCGGCAACGTGGCGGCGAACCGCGACCGCGCGCTGCTGTCAGCGATGTATACGCATCTTCTGAACGCCGGAGAGTTTCGCGGGGACCATCCGTGCAAGGGCATGCATTTCCGCAACGCAGAGCAGCCCAGGCAGCGCTACGTGACGGACGCCGAGCTGACCGCGATCATTGCCGCCCTTCCCCGCCGACTCGCGCAGATGGCCCACTGGAGCTATCTGACGGGCATGCGCCAAGCAGATGTTCTGGCGCTGCGTATCACGCAGGCCAACGAGGATGGCGTGATCTACAAGCCAAGCAAAGGCGGCAAGCCGATACTGATCGAGTGGACGGACGATCTGCGGGAGGTATGGAAGGCAGCGAAGGGCGATCGCATCGGGTCGCAGCCGTTATTCCCAACGCGTGACGGCAAGCATTACACGGCGGACAGCTTCCATTCGACCTGGCAGCGCTGGCGCGTGAAATTGCCGGTCGATGATCTGAAGTGGCATGATCTGCGCCGCAAGACTGGCAGCGATTCAGCGAGTGACGCAGACGCCGCACAACGGCTCGGGCACAGCGATGAAAAGGTGACTCGAAAGCACTATCGCGCGAAGCCGACTGCAGTGACTCCGCTTGCTACTATCCGCAAACAGGTCAAGCAATAATGCGGGTTGTAGCCGATCGATTTTGTTGAATAGTAGCAATTTCAAAATGCCAATTTCACTTTACTGATCAATGCGATATGCGCATATTGCCGGGCGTGACTGTTAATCACTGGGTCGGCGGTTCGAGTCCGTCTCGGGGAGCCAATAACGACAAGGCCCGCAGCGTTTTCCGCTTGCGGGCCTTTTGCTACTATTCCTGCTGACTGCTACTATTTTTCCGACAGGCCGACTCAAAGCCGCACAAACCTACCCTTCCGGCGTAGGAAATCTCCTACAGGATGGCGCGGGAATCGCCCATGTCGACGAGAGCGTCGACACCCCTACCCTACGCCTACCCGGAAGCAGTGCCGCAAGCGGCGGACGGCGATGGATCGCTTAGCTATGCCGGTTACTGCGCTCTTGCTGTAAAGGCGTAGGACACGCGCGACTGCGGACAATTTCCGGCCGTGCCGCCAAAGCACAGTTGGTCGCCGTTGGCGTTGGTATCGGCGAAATTGATGTAGTACGTCTGTCCAATCGTCACCCGGCAACTACCAGTTGTAGTGCTGACCAAGATGCTGTTCAGTCCGCCGTAGACCATCGCGCAGATCACGCTTGGCGCACCTGGAGTCAAGCCACCTGGCGCAGTGCTCAGGGAGATCGTACCGCCGTCGCCGTAGCTGTTGTTGGCCGTGAACTTGATCAGCCCTGATGCGGCTGGCGTGAACGCCAGCGATATGTAGTATCCAGAATCAATCTGGAATGTCGGTGATTGTCCGAGGTACGAATAGTTAGGGAACGATTTGTTGCCAAACACGATTCCCAAGTCGGTCAATGGGCCATAGTAATTTGTACCGACTGGCCATGCCGTCATTGATCCGGCGCATTGGCGCTGAAAAGTCTTACCACCAAGCGCTGTACTGACTTGCGATGCACTGCAGCCAGTTGGCGGGGGCGGCGGGGGCGGTGTGCCGCCCGTCGGGCATGTAACAGACAACACAGTACTTGGAATTGCTACGTTGCCAGTCGCGCCGTTGCAGTTGACCGTCTGCGCCGTCGCGGTGAGTGTGAATAGCGCAGCGATAGACAGATAAAAGGCGACCATGAGGAAAGTAATGCGCTTCATTTGCTTTTACCCTTCGGTGAGTTAATCGGTTTCCAGCCACACAGCTTGGCGCCCTGATCGTTGTAATCGACGATGGCTTTCTTTGTTTCTGGCGTGAGCATGTCTTGAGATCGCGACCAATAAATCGGCCGCGCAAGAAGGCAGAAGTCGAGCTCGGTCTTCGCCGGGACTGCACCACATCCGGCAATGATGGCGAAGACGGCAATCAGCGTTAGTCTCTGGACCACTTGTCTGCCTCCTTATCGATTTGCTCCGGTGACATTGCGTCAATCCTGCGTTTTACTTCGTTGCTCTTGGTGATCGCATCCGCGGTGACCTTGGCGGCCTTGGCGGCGTCGGCATTGCTCGCCGATTTCTCGCCCTTGCGAAATCCGGCGGCCAGGGCGAGCAGAACGGCGAGCAGAACGGCGCCGAATTCGATGGCGTAGACCTTGAGTTTCCCGAGCCAGGTAAACATCAGACGCCCTGCTTCCGAGAAAGCTGAATCGAACCGTAGATGGCGAGCGCTCCACCGACGAACGCGGCTACATGCCACAATGTTCGCAGTGTCGTTGACGGCGAGTTCGCCAGATCTGGCGCGTATTGAGCAACCGTCGATTGGATTTGTGGCGCAACGGTAGAAGCAGCCGCAACCGCTCCACCGATCGCAGTAACACGCTTGTGCAAAGGTGTTGGCGGAACGTCAGCAATACCGGCCCGGCGCAGCCCTTCGTCAAGCTCCCACTGCTTGAAATAGGCGTCAAACGATCCCTGCTCCTGGACCGTCATCGCATGCAGTAGGTTGTAGCAGTCCTCGTAGCCGTGAAGGTTGATCGGCTTGTCAGCCTCAAATCCGGTGCGATTGCAGACGGCAACGACATACGCTTTCGTATCATTCTCGGATGACGGAGCCCAGCGCTCGATGACGCCGCGAACGGTATTGATTCCTGCGCGATCTGCATAGGCAATGAGATTTCTGACGGCCGCACGAAATCCGAATGTGTTGTCCTTGAATGTGCAAAACACACCGGCAGAGCCAACATTCTGCTCGCCAGTTTGGCCCTCCCACGGCGGCTGTGACGGCCGCAGGTTCAAAGGATTGTGCAGCGTTACGCCAATGGGTATCGTCATTTCCGGCTCCAATCAGCAACAGGGCCACTCGCTGGCCGAGAACGTGCGTTGAGGACAGATTCAAGTGCAGACACGCGCGAGCGCAATTCGCTGATCTGCTGATTCGTGGCATCCACATCGCGCTTGGCGTCTGAGCGCCGATACATCTCATCGCGAAGCGTATTTTTCAGCTCAGTGATGGCGCTTCCCGTTTGTTCCGCCTTAGTGGTGAGCACCGCCTGGTTTGTATTTGTCGCTTCAACCGTATGGCCAAACCAACCCATGAGGCCGACGCCAATCAATAGCGCACCGGTCTGCAAATGGCGCTCAAAAGCGCTGCCACGGTATTTTTCTTCGTCTGTCACTTTAGTGTCCCGCAAGTGTTCTTATCTCAGCCCAGTTACGGCCGTTTCCGCTATTGCGCAGCCACGTGATTTCTGTCGAGGTGAGAAAATCACCCTTTATATAGCCCCAGCGCGAGCACCCAACATCGGCTTTGAAAGATCCGCTGTTTGCGCCACCAATGCTGAAATTTATTGAGCTTTGTGTAGCCGTGACTAGCGCTACTGACGAGACGATGGGTGTGCCACCATCGATCTGCATGCGCAATTTCCCGTCTGCCGAGTCGCGCCATAGGCAGTAGAAATGCCAATTCGTTGTATCCGGCAGCGTGCCATCCGCCGTTACCCAAGTACTGTTTGATGAATCTCCACCATAGGCAGAGAGACCGCCAGTCGTCTTCATCCACCAAAAAAATCCGCCATTTGGCGCAGGACCGCCTGCATATGTTCCGCCGCCGCACACACTTACTGTGTTGGCGTGGAATTTCATCCATCCAAACAGGCAATATTTTTGTGGCCCAGGAGATGAAGCCGGAACATCAAGGCCGTCATTTGTCGATCTCGTCTTCGATAGATATGAATTGTTAGCTGAACCCGCATACCACGCGAGATCGCCACTTCCGCGAAGTCCAGTTTCTGTGCCATTTGTGCCGGTAACTGAAAGATTATTTCCGTTTGCTCCGCCTGTTCGAGTTCCGCTAGATTCCGTAAGATCCCAATAGTCACCCTGACCACCACCCGCTATTGCAATCTTGTTGTAAATCGAAAGTGCCGTCGGATCGACGGTTGCGGCATGCGACATCATCATCATCTGCATGGCAATAGGCGTGCGCATCTAGCCACCCGCCTTCATGCAGTATTCCCAGCGCGTGCCGTTATCTACGGTTGTTGCTGCAAGGTCGGTGTAGGCATTCGCCGCAGACTGCACAGAGGTATCGGACCCACCGATCGCCTTGAACGCAGATGGCAGCGCTACAGTTCGGCTACCGGTAGCGTCTTGCTGCATGCGAATGAAGATCGCCTGCCCGTTGCCAGAGCCGGGCAAATTCGAGAACGTGATCGATGTAACGTTGGCTGTCAGCGCAAGCGTGAACAGGTCGCCTAGCGAAAGATCGATGTTGACGACACCGGCAGAAATCGACAGCGCTGTGACTACCTTTGAAGCCGTTGCGCCAGTGGCTCCGGTCGATCCGGTTGCGCCCGTGCTGCCCGTAGCTCCCGTGGCTCCGGTCGCGCCAGTTGATCCCGTTGCTCCAGTGCCACCCGTGGCGCCTGTCGCACCCGTAGAACCAGTTGGACCAGTTGGACCAGTTCCGCCGGTAGCTCCGGTAGCTCCTGTCGGCCCCAAGATTCCCATCTTCAGCGATCCGTCGCTTCCGATGACTTTCCATCCCTCTACGTCCGTCCAGAACAGTGTATACCCCGAGGGCACTGTAATGGTCACGAGGTTGTAGATCGTTCCGTTGTCGTTGTAACGCACTGAAACCGGCTGGCTGACAGTATCGGCGTTGAAAATGTTCTGCGTTGTGATCTTGCGCTGGACTCCAGCCGCTGGTGACCCCACAGCCGTGACGGCCGTGGCGCCGTTCGTAGATACGACAGTCTCTGCTGGGCTATACGGTATCGACGATGCTATGTCGACCCATGCGGTGACACACTTCCACTGGTTCGTGGTGACTGCTCCGCCAAGCACAACCTCAAGCTTGCGCGTGGTGGTGTCGAGGATCATCAGTACGCCCTCAACACAGCTATCGCGCGCATTGTGTTTAGAGTCGCGGCCACAGCACGCGCAGTAGTGAAGTAGAGGTTTCCGCCCTCGATTACATCGTCGGTTGTGAGGTTCTTTGGGGGTGACGATCCACCGCCAGTAATGACCGTCGTATTGCCGACAACCGTTGTCGTCGTGTTCGGTCCGTAGATGTTCAGCACCTCGCGCGGATCGAGCACGCGGCCCTTGTACGTCAGATTGACACCCAACTCCGCGCCAACACCATCCGTGTCAACGGTGACGTAGCTTGAGGGTTTTCCGTAGACGGGGACACGGACGCGGGCCATTCCAGAATTGCACAGGAACGGCGTCAACAATCAAGGCTTCAACGTTTGTAAAGAGGTCCTTTGGGGACTTGTTCACGCAACCCGGGCACGCCCATCTTCACATCCTCAACGATGTTTCGAGGATTGCGGAACCCTTGATGTGGGTCGTGCGCCGCCGCGTACTGTTGAACCGCAAGCGGAACAACCATGCTGCGAAGCTGATTGCCCATATTCTCAGCCAAGCCGCTGCGGTGGTGGTACTTCTGCGCCTTGTCCGCGGTTTCCATCCAGCGGGCCGGCTGATCGATGTATGGGACGTCAAGGCGCGCCATCGCCACAGCGTTGTCGGCCAGCGCATGCAGACCGGCATCAATGGAGTCCTTCTCTTTGCCGTAGTAGCTCTCGAATACGCGACGGAAGCCAGCGCCAGCCTGAACAATCTGCGTCGGCGCACCGTGGAACGCCTCGGTACCAAGGTCGAACCCGCCAAAACGTCCCGTGTTCGCACGAATATCCTTGCCTTCGGCGTCCTTCTCCGGTTTCTTGTCTTTCGTCAAACCACCCAACACACCAGGGCCGAGCAAGTAGCCGATGGCCGCAAGGCCAATACCAACACCCTGCTTGTTGATGTTCTTCATGATGTAGTCGGCGCGCTCTGGCGTGATTTCCTTGCGCATTTCCAACAACGCTTTCGGCAAGCCTACGGTGTAACTGGTCGCTTCCTTGGCGATGTTCAGCGGGATCTTGCGGATTGGGAAGATCGACTTGAACGCGAACGCCAGCGCCTTTTCGCCAGAGCCGCCACGCTCCAACTGCATCAGGAAATTGTTGATCTTGTCCGCAATGGCGTTTTTGCCCTGCATCTTCGCTTCAAGCGCATCCGCGTAGGCTTTTGCGCCGAGCATCGCTTCCGTGCTTGGCCGAGTCATGTACTCGACCACATCCGCATCCGACATGCCTTGCTTCACCAGGGAATCGCGCAGCGCGTTACCGCGGAGCGTGTAGGAACGATAGAACTCCGGCTGCGAGGCAAATTCCTTGACCATCGCATGCGTGCGACCCGGGATACTGGTCAGCGTGCGGAATCCTTCACGGTATTCGCCCTGTTTGAACGAACTCGCAAGGTCGCCCATGAAATCGGTAAATTCGCCCGTGTGGTGTTCCTTCGTACCGAACTGCGCATCCAGATTGGACTGACCGTAGCGCAATTGCTCCAACGCACCTTTGAACGCCTTCCCGTGGCCTTTGATCGCCTGCAGCTCAGCTTGGAAGTTCAATCCCTGCCCGTGCCGCGGTGCTTGCTCTGCAATCTTCGACAGTCCGGGGATATGGCGCGCGAAAGACCCTACGGCGCCCTCCACGACCTTCGACAGATTCGTTCCGACAACCGCATAGGCCAGCTTCGGATAGACGTGCAGCGACGACAGGATCGCGCCCATGTGCAGGTTGTGCGCAATGTCCATCGTCTTGACGGGTAGACTTTCTGAGGCGCGCCGCTGTTTCGCGGCCATGCTTTCCAATTCGCGCTGCACCTTGTCGCGCTCGATCTGCAGCTTTCGCGTTTCCTCGTTGTAGACGATGGGTTCGCGCTTGGCTTTCTCAAAGTCGCCCGACTCGATACGACCGCGCTTCTCGTTGATCTGCTTCTGCAACTGCTTCTGCCGAGTCACATTGCGCTGTGCGTCACCGGACAGGATGGACGCGATCTGTTCGCGCGACAGCCCGGTCGCTTCGCCGATATCGCCATGAATCGTGGCGATAGCATCCTTATCACCCGCCAATTCACGCGCCATCTGCTTGATGAGCGAACGGATATCATCGGCACGCGAGAATTTCGCATCCCGGCTCATCGTCGCGGGCTGCGCTTCGAGTCGCTTGGCGATGTCGAGCAGCTTCGCGCGCAGGTCCGCGTATTTTTCCGCAGGTTTTCGTCCGCTAGCACGCTGCGCCAGCTTCTTTTCTGCCTCGGCAAGACGGGTCGTCAGTTCTGCAATGCGCTCCTGCACACCAGCCGACAGCCGCTCTTTGCCGCTCAACGCTTGGATGTAGCGAGTCCACTTCGTGCGCAGTCCTTCGCGCGTGAACGTCTGTTGCCGAGCAATACCCGCTTGCGCCCACTCGTATCCGGCGTTCCGGTTCGCCTGCTCGTACTGGTTGAAAGCGTGGTCCACACGTTGCAAGTCGGCAAGCGCCGCCATATGTCCACGTTCATCGCCGGATTTCTGCGCTTCCAACGCACGGTTTACGGCTTCGTCGCGGGCATTCTCAAGATGCACCGCATGCAGCGCCATGATGTTCTGTTCTTCCGCAGTCAGCGGGCGTCCTTTGTCGGCCAATTCTTCCGTCAAGCGCTGGCCGATGCCGGGGTCCTTCGCTATCCGTTCGCGCGCCGTACCCTCGACGTTCTGTACGCTGCGCTTGCCTTCGGCCTGCACTGGCTCTTTGCCACGCACCTGCTGCGATTCCTCGCGCATGGCGTTCTTTGTGCCGACGAGGTTTTCTGACGCCTCCTGCGGCTTCACTGGCTCGCTCGTAGGCTTCGGCGGCTCCGCGACCGGCTTGGCCTCGGCCTGCGTCTGCTCGTCCTTCCGCGGCGTTGCCACGCGCCCTGCGGCGGTCTGGAACGTGAGCCCCGGACCTTCGGCTAGATGCTGCAGATTCGACAACGCAAGGTCTTTCACAAGCCGCTCGTTGGACTTCGCCCAATCCGCAGGGAGGCCCATCTTATCGAGCCCATTCAACACGCGATCTTTGATCTTTCCCCACACCGAATCCGCCACGTCAGGATGCGACATGACGTACTCGGCGCTATGGCCGATCAGTTCCTCATTCACTGCGCCGGGCTTGGTGTTCGGATGAATCGCATCCTGCGCTTCGGCCAGCACTGGATGTGCGAGCGCGCCATCGGCGTCTTTCTTGCCCGCCAGTGTGCGCAGGTAGTTTCCGAGCCGTTCAACGCCGTTGTCGCCGAGGATGTTGCGCAGATTGGAATGGATCGCCTCGTGCGCGAGCACCGGGACAATACGGCCTTTCGGGGTGTTCTCAGGAACGACCGTTGCTGAGCCGTCCTGCGAGTAGCCGCGCACACTGCCCTTGTCCTGTGACGACAGTTCGCCCGTGGTGTCCGCCAGAGGTGTGTTGTTCAAGTCCTCGCGGGACTGGAACTGCACACCGTTCTTTTCGAGCTTGGCGACCTGCTTTTCGCCCAACTCGTTGACTGCTTCGGCGCGACCGGATGCGGCGGATTCGTGGTTGTCGCCTTCCGGTTCGGCACGGCGGAACGGAACGGCTTCGTCCGCGGCCGGCCGCTCAGCCTCTACGGCTCGGACGGCGCCTTCTGGAATTTCTGCAGTTCCCGGTTCACCAACGCTTTCGCCTTGGCCGCGTCCTTCTGGCGCAGGCTCGCCGCCCACATCTGCCAACGGGTTTGGCACACCGCGATCAGGTAGCGTCCGAGTAGCTGTGGCGGAAGTTGCCAGTTCATCGGCCGGAATTGTACTCCTTACCGCTTCTGCAATCGGCTCGGCCACCTGAGTCTGACCTTCAGCATTATCAGCCGCAGGTACAGGTTCGACACGATCCCCGCTAGGCGCCACATCGCTAGGAATTGCTTCTCGTCCACCTTGTTCCCCAGGAATTGCGGTGTCGATCATGTCGCGCATACGTGCGATGAAATCCGCCCTTTGCTCTGGCGTCGCAGCGGCAAACGCTTCATGCAAAGGGGTCGCCGCCGCCCCGACCTGAGGGGGTGAACGTTCCGGGACCGAGGCCGGATTCAGGGCTTCTTGGGGCGGCGGCGGTTGAACTGGTTCTTGTCCGGTCAGACGGCGCGTGACCGCATCGGCAACGTTCGTGACGGGATCAGGCGGTGTTTCCGTGCCGGCGCGCTGGCCGAGCGTGTCAGCAACGGCCTGTGTACGCGCCGCGGCGCGTTGCGCGGGCGATTCGGACGGGACCATGCCGGCGCCAGCGATCGAGCCGCCGACATCCGCGCCAATGGCGTAGGGGTCGAATACTTCGCCACCCTGCAGCGCGCGCGAGCCCGCACCAAGTGCCACGTTGGCCGGCGTCTGCAGCAACGCGCGTTGCAGGAAGTTGCGACCGAGGCCACCAATGCCCATCGACGCAAGTGTCTGCCCAGTACCAAGGCTGAGCGCCTTGTACGCATCCGGCAGATTGCCGCCGTCATTCAACTTCTGCGTTGCTTGGTCGCCGATGTTGTTCAGGCCGAACGTTGGCAGGTTCCCCACGAATCCACCAACAGCTTCCGCAATCTTTCCTGCCGGCGTGGTCGGAGCCGCTGGCGCATTTTCCTGTACCCAATCGTTGAACGACTTTGCGCCGCCAAACAGTTGACCTTCGTTAGCCTCGCGGATGGCATCCGGCTCAAGCGGGTTGACCACGCGATTTGCGCCTGACAGCGCCAACGCCAAGGTGTTCGCTGTCCCACTGGCCGCCCTGCGGAGTGACCCCGCAACCTGGTCCGTGACTGACGGCTCGTCAACTGGCGTGAACTTCGACCAGTCGACCGGCGCCGAGTCATCCTCAACCGGCTTGAACTGGCTCCAATCGACGGTCACAGCGGCACCGGCTGCCCGTTCTGCACCACGTAGGTCTTGCCGTCAGGGCCGCGGAGTTTCTGGCCTTCTTTGTATGGGCTCGCGGCAACTTGGGTGGGAGCCTGCGGTGCGGATTGCGGCGCAGGAGAACTGCCGGAGAACGCACCTAGCACTCGGCCAAGCATCGACGGCTCGGGCGGTGGCGCTCCTAGCGTGCTGTCCACGTCATCGAACTTGTGTGCATCGGCGTAGGCCATCGCCGCATGATCCGCGTTCGCATACTCCGGGTGTCCGCTCTGGATACCCTGATACCGGAACTGTTGGAAGTTGCGGTAATCCTGGTCGTCCGGGAACAGCCGCGCTGCTTCGTCCTTCGTCAGTGTCGTGGGCTTGACGGCAGGCTTCTGCGGCAATCCAACGCCCATGCCACGCTTCGCTGCCAGCGCGTTCGAGGCAGACGCCTGCGCGTTCTTCTCGCCGATCATGGCGCGGCCAAGGTCGGTCGGCGTCATCGTCTGACCGGTTGCATCGGCGTATGGATTGAATGATACGTTGTCAGCCACATGCGTGACCTGCAGCGGCTTCATGTCACCGACAGCGATCTGCCGGTTCATGCCGATGTCATCGCCACGCATTGCCGCATCGAGCGCGCTGTGCTGCGCCGCAAGCTTGCCCTGTCCGATCTGAGCCTCAGATGCGATGTTCGGGTTGTATCCTGCGCTGAAATTCGCGCCGAGAAAGGCGGCGGTCATCGGATCGACGCCGGAATCCTTGAGATTGCCAACGTAGCGGATCCGTGCGTCGTTCTCTGCCTCGGCCTTCACTGCCTGCGCTACCCGCATACGCTCCTGCGCCAGCGCGTCACGCATGCGCGCGCCCTGGTAGGCGCCTTGCATCATCGCGGCATCGCGGCGTGCGCCGTTGCCCATGAGCGCGGCGCCGAGCGATCCCCAGCCATTGCCGGCGCCAGAGCCATAGCGGTTTTGCATGAGCTCACCATAGGAAACTGGCATGTCAGCTTCCGCCCTTTAAATAGCCGTATGGACCATAGCTGCCGGAGTTGATCAGCGTGCTCAGATAGTCAGGCGTCTGTGCGCCGGAAAGCTGATTCGCGTAGTCGTATTGGTTGCTCGAACCGGCGCCGCTTGCTGCGCCCAATAGGCTTGACCATCCGCCGCTTCCGCCATAGGCACCTGCAGCGCCGTTAAGCAGTCCGCTTCCCACGTCAATCCACGGATTGCGCCGAACAGATTGCAGCTTCAGTTGGTCGAGAAAGTTTTGACCTGACGCCTTGCGCGCGATCAACCCAAGGTCATTGCCATAGTTGTCGATGTTGACGCGGTTGTTCTGCCGCTGCTGAGACGGCGCATTGATGCTCGACTGCAGGTCTGCCTGTTGATTTCCGAAATTCGTAATGCCCTGCGCCGCATTCGCGCCCGCCGTCTGATACGCCTGTGACACGGCGCCCGGAACCTGAAACACCTTTTGCGCCTGCCCAGCGTTCGCCTGCAGCACAGCCTGATTCGCAGCGAGCCCCGCGGCCTTTTCCTTCGTGTCAGTTTGCTGACCCTGCTGCTGGATCATCTGCGCCGTGCGCGCATCCGCTTGGTGCTGGAGGTTCTGCTGATTGCGAATCTGTTGCGCAAGCGCGTTGTCCTGCTTCTTCGCAGTCTGCTGCGTATTGTAGTAGCTCGCACCCGCGCCAAGCGCAGACAGCGCCAGAGGGACCCAAATCGCTTCCGACCCCATCTCAATACCCTCCGTATCCGCCGTAGCCGCTACCACCGTAGCCGCCGCCATTGGTTCCAGAACCTGGTCCGAACAGCGGTGAGTAGACCTGCCCGTAGCCGTATAGCATCGCGTTCCGCGCCGTCTTCCGGTCCTGACTCTGTTGGTAGATGTCGTTGAAGTTGGAGAACGTGTCACCCAACTGGTTCGCGGTCGCCGTGCCCTGACCGGAAAGCAGGTTGTTTTGCAGTCCAAGCGCCGCCTGCTGGCTAATCGTCGTCGTGTCCGCACCGCTTTGCGCGAGGCCGAGCAACGTGTTTCGTGTCGTCTCGTCCTGGTTGCGCAGATTCGCCGCAGCCTGCTGCCCATAGTTCGAGGCTTGCAGTAGTCCCTTGTCGTAGTCCTGCGACAACTGCGTTCCTTCGGCCGCCTGCTGGCTTCCGCCAACAAGGCCAGAACGGGCAAGAGCGAATTTCAGATTCCGCTGTGCGATCGTATTCTGCCGGTTCAGATCGCCCGTGTAGTAGTTCGTCGTGTCCTGCTGCAGTTTGCTGTACTGCGCCTGCCGCTTTGGATCAGAGAAGATGCTGTTGATCGAGGCCGTCGAGGCAGCGATCTGCGCCTGCCGATCCTTTTCGGCCTGATTTGCCGCGTCTTGCGCGGAATTGCTGCTGCCACCGCCCATTACACAGTCCTCGAGTAGAGCGCTACATCTTGGCCTTGCAGGCCGTACTTGAACCACGTTCCCTCGCGCTTGAGCTTCAATCCCCGCTCGTACCACTCCAATGCCTTCGTCCGGGACGCCAAGGCGTTCGTCTGCAGGCGCCGAGCGCCCATCTCGAACAACCCCTCCATCATCCAGCGCGAGGCTTTCGTGATCGCGCGCCAGCCGTCTTTCCAGCCATCGCACGATCCGACCATCCACGACTGCCACACGCCGGGAAGGACTTCGTGGTAGCCGCCCGCACACGCCGGGAGGTTGTCCGGCCCAAGCAACGTGAACTTCATGCCAGGCGTGTTCATGAAACCGATCGCCGCAACTTCCGGATCAAACTTCTCTGCCGGATAGAACGCCATGTACTGCTCGATTTCGTCGGGCCGCATGCGCTCGCACAGGTAAAGCAAGTGCCAAGCACTGCAGGCGATCAGGTTGGATGGCGGTTTCGCGGGCATGAGGTGCAGCGTTCCAGAAATAGGCCAACAATCAAGGCTTCAAGCGGTCGGACGCGCATCGCGTAGGTAGGTCGTCACCGAGTACAGCGTCCACTTCGCCGAGGCGTCAAACTTCACACGAAACGAGAATGACGGAGCGAACAAAGACATTGGAATAAATGTGCCGGGAAGTGTGTCAGCGTCAATGTTCCCAGCGGATGCAAACGCGCTCTTGTCGCGCTCGTCATAACCAATATCCACTGTCGCCAAAGCCTGTGATGATGTAACCAGATCGAAGCCAACGAGTAGCTTTGACGGGCCGGGCTGTCCATAGTCAAGCCACGGCCACTGAATCGTCGAGTTGAAGCTAGACACCCTCGTTAGATCGCCCGTGTAGTCAGTGTTTGCAGACTGATCGACCATCAACACATCATCGCCGGAGCGGATGTAGAGGTTCTCCGCCTCCTGCGCAAAGCCATCGACAGAGAATGGGAAGGTATACCGGCTCCACGCACCAACTTCGCCAGTGCGGCTCAGGGTGTAAACGAAAACGGTCGTGTCAGTCATGCGGGGTCGAACTGAAATTGAAGACGGTTGCCACGGTTCATGCCGATTTTTGTAAGGCCAAATCCAATCGGTACGGCACCAAGGATGTATTCGATCGTCCAGCGGTCTCGCTGCATTCGAGTACAGAGATTCCCAGCATTCACATAGGCAAGAATGATGTCATTCGTACCAAGCAATGTTTCCAAGCCACGCTTGTCATCCATTGCAACACGTGGGTTGGTGTAGGACCCGGAAAACGATAAGAATGTCTGCGCGTGCGCCACCGGGTCGTACCACCAAAGTTTCATCACGCCGCCCTGCACGAATGACACACACGGATTCATGTTTTGGTCGAACGTGCCTGAAATTTCCGTAGTCCCAGCCTGAGTGAAAAGAACCACCGGGCTACCTAAACTTGGCGCGCTGACGCTAACCGTTCCAGTGCTGGTGTCCAGCGTGAAGGTCCACGTCTGAACCTGCAGTCCTTGCGATGAGTCCTGAAGCGCTATGCCACCTAACTCATAGTCAAAAGTCGGACTTGTAGTTTGGTCATCCGGAGGCAAAAAAGAAGCCGGCTCAGGTGACGTCGAAAGGACGTTCTGCGGCATCATGGCAGGATGTGTTCCGCCCACGAAACGCGTACAACAAACGTCAATTGCTCCGTGTTGTCCTTGTTGAGAGTCGGAGACAGACCGATCTGACATTCTCCCAATGTCGTTGGAAGCACGAAAGAATTAATCCCGATTGTTTGATTTATGAGGGAAACGCACGTGATGTCAACGTAGAAGTTTCCATTGGCGTACGTACTCGCTGTTACACTTGAGGCCAGAAGGCTAGTCCCGGAAGGGGCTGACGTTATTGGTTGAACCGAGCCCGTACTCCACGCTGTTCCACCTCCGGACGGGCCGGCCTTACTTCCAAGCACCGACGCCCAAAGGGCTGACGTAACTGATGCAGCTCGCAATGTCGTCGTGTAGGTCCCGGCGCCGATGGTTGCGCTACCGGTTACATCTGTCAGCGGAGGGTATAGGCGAAGCTCATAGGTGACATTCACGTACTCGTCGGCCAAGACCGAAATGGTGGTTGGATTACCCGAGCCATCCAAGATCAACTGCCGCGAGAACAGGCCGCCCGTTGCCGTTTGCTTGCCAACGCCAACCTCTGAGAAGTTGTATGCAGTATTGCCGTGAGCGGCTGGCGTAAATTGCCACGTCTGAACCAGCGAAGAATAGTATGGTGTCGTGGTTTGCGCTGTAGGAACTGAGTTGATGACGTTCGATGTTCCGCACACGTACGAGTTCAGTGCGGTGTCGGCAGACGTTGGTGTTGAGTTTCCGACGCCAAGCTGGCTGCAGCTTATCCAGCTATTTGAGTTACCTACTTGGTCTAGCCCTTGCGTGAGAATTTTGTTTTTGAACCACCCCGTGGAGCGGCGCAAAACTCCATCGGATGAAAACACATCCACTTTGTAGAAGCCGGCCATTCCAAACTTGTGCTGAATCGCGTTCACTGTAGTTCCCTCAGAAAAAGTCGGCGTCACCGGGGACGCCAGGAAAGGCAAGCCAGTACTGGCCCGCGGCGGGGTAGTACGTTGCGATTGGGCTGAGTCCCAAATTGGCTGCGTAAGCAATCGCCTGCTGCACAAGAGGATCGATCGGAACTCCAACGTCGCCAGATTCAAGATTTCCCGACCCGCCAGAAATACCCATCGATCGCACACCAAGCGCAGACAGGAAAAACAGATCGTTTGATATCGGCGAGAGCGCCTTGTGCTGCACAGAACCTACCGGTATTGCATCGAGCAGCGCGGCGTTTTTCGGATCTTCATCGACCTGCCACATCTGGAAACCTTGCGAGTTGAAAGCGACCAAATTAGAGCGATACAACCCAAGCGCCTGTACCGGCGTGTTCCCGTAGTTCTGCAGTCCATATGGTAGAAATCCCGCGTCCGCGATAGACGTCCAGTCTGTTGCGTCAGACGTGGCGCTGAACCGGATCACATCGTTGTCCGCTGCGTAGATTTTTGAAGCCGCAATCGCCACGTACTTCGACTGCGGACAGTTCGAGTCAGTGATTTTCGGCGTGACGCAGGTCCAGGTAATGTTCCCGTCCGTGACCGTCGCGCCAACGGTCGTCGGCCACGTCGGCTGCGTGGAGCCTGAGGTCATCAGCGGCGACGCCGTCCATGTCACCATCGTCATTGCGCCGGCGGTCCATGTCACACCGCCGTCAGTAACGGTCGCGCCTACCGTGGTCGGCCAGTTCGGTTCAGTAGCGCCGGATTTTCCGGCCGCGGCCTGTGTCGCAGTGAAGACAAGCGGCGTCGATGCGGTCGGGATGGTGTAGTTCCACGAGAACGAATCCACACCCAATGCGCTGACGCCACTTACGTTCTTGCCATACGCGCCGATTGCTGCAAATGCCGCTCCCGAAGGAGCGCTTGCAGTCACCGTCGACCGCTCCCATGTATGGCCGTGCTGAGTGGCAACGACATTGCCATCCGAACGCGACACAAGGGCTTTGCTTGAGTCATACCAAAACAACGATACACAGCACGTCGCATCGTTGTCCGAGGCGAGGCCGTGGAGAATCTGGCAGGTCGCAGTGATCGACTGCCCAACAGTAACCGGGACTTGGTTGGTGTTGACCAGCGAAATACCGGTTCCCGCGTACTTGGAAAGGTCAGCTTTACCGGGCGTCCCGCTCGGCCCGGTGTCATGGTTCCACACCCATCCTGGCGCAGCGTTCCAACCATTAAGCCCGCTTGCGAAGTCCGGGTTTGCAGGCGAAGGATTGGCCGTAACCTGACGCACGGTAGGGACAACCGTTGACCCTGGCGCATAGGTAGTGCCAGGCAGCCATGTATCCGTCACGGCACGATCCTCGGCGTTGATCCGACGCCAGTGCCTACAGGAAGCCGCGGGGGCGACCCCGCCCCTCCTGGATTGGTATAGCCGTCAGGTGGCGATGACGGCAGCGAGACGGGCGCAGCGTTGGGGTCGTCCTGTATTGGATCTTCGACATACTCGGTAACCGTCGCCAAGTTCAGCTTCGGCCACGTTGGCTCAGACGTTCCGCTGCATGGGTTGGTTCCAGCAACCGTTGATGCGGTGTACTTAAACCCATTCGGTGTCGTCGGCTGCACCACATCGCCAAGCGAGCGCTTCACGCCAGGCGCCCACGCAACGGGCGTCGTGCTCGGTGATGCCTTGTAATAGTATCCATTAGGCGTCGACGGCTGCACCGTGTCGCCGTCCATGTACTCCTTTGTTGGCTCCCACGTATTCGGCTGTCGCAGCCAGTAGTGGAAAATCTGCTTGTCATCAAATTCGGCCACGACATACAAATAGCCGAGGAATGGCGCCGAGAAGTGAATCGCCTTGATGTGTCCCGTAAATGCTGGATCGGGATGCCGAAGAATGTCGATGACGTAGGGGAGGACTTGCGGCGGGTCGCCGCTCGGCGTATATCCGCCAACATCAACGAACGAAAGTCCGGCGACAATCTGCATATCCACTTCGCCATCCGGCGTGCGGCCGTAGACGATGTACTGCAGCGCGTTTGGAACCAGCGTCCAGCTCAGCGTGACTTTTGAGCCTGCTGGAACGTTGATGACTTGCGCATCCGATACTGGGCCATTCCCCCAAAACGTCACGGCGCAAACACGGTATGAATACGACCCCGCAGCGAGAGAGCCGCCCGAGCTCTGCGCAATGCTGACACCCGGAGTGCCGACGATGTAACTATTCGTCGTTGCATCGTTCCCCGAAGTGAACACGTGCATCGTTCCACCAAACGCGCAGAGCCCTTTCGTGTGCGGCGGAAGGCTAAACATGACCCGCGTACCTGGCCTCTGCGTGGGCGCCTTCGATGGCGAGATGTAGCCGTTTTCCAAGTCATACAGTGTGTCAGGCGATGCGCCTCCACGCGTGCGCATACGGCTCATGCCGGCAGCAGATGCAGTCAGCGCAACCGCCCGGATGTTGTTGTTCCCCTGCGCCGTCATACACGCACCGGCATGACCGCAGGTAACGGACGCATGTCACCGCCAGGGAAGTACCGCGCGCCAGCGTGGGAACCGGCAACAAGGTCACCGATGTACTCGCGGGCTCGCAGTGTTGCCGCCTGGGCGTCAGGCTGCTTGTAGAAACCCTTGGCATCGCCCAGCGCCGTCAGGTAGATCGCCTGCCAGTCGATCGTCGACAAATCGCTGTCTGCCTCCAATGGCTGTAGGCAGTAAAAAGCCTTGATTCGCAACAGCCATCCTTGTATCGGCGTCGGCCATAGTTCGATGCAGGACCGAATTTCGTAGTGTGTCGTCGGGCCGGTTTGAATCGCGTTATACATCTCGGGGACAATTCCCCTACGCAACGGCCGCCAATTGTTGTCCCCGTTCGATGTCCAGGCGCCGGTCACCCACCGCGGATCCATGACCACCGTGCAAGGCGGAACGGCCGTTTGCTCGTCGTTCTGATCGATGTCGTAAAAACGCTGACCAGGACCCAACGTCCAGGTAAACCAACGCTCCATGCGGAAGACGTTGTAGTCGCGGAACAAGCGTTCTTGCGCGTCTTTGAGGAACCGATTGACCAGTGTGGTTGCGTTCGGCGGACAGCGCTTGAGGAAGTCCTCCATGTATCGTTCGTACTCCTGCTTGGCTTCCTGCGCACCAGGGTGGCCAAGCGCTCCCATCACATTTGCGAGTGCGAGCAACTGAATCGCTGTCGGGTCCGCAGTTGTCGTGTCGCCGTCAACGGAGAACGGACCGATAGTGACCGAGCCAGTTGCGCCAAGCTCGTAGCGCGAATAGACGACGCGCTGTGCGTCAGCTAGCGCAGCGTTCACCGTACGCGCAATAGCAGGCGGCGCGCGGCGCACGGTGTCGGCGAGGTATTTCTTGACCTGCTCGTAATACGAGCCTGCGTCTGGCTGGCTCAGGTGTTCTTTTGCCTTAGCGATTGCCAGATTCAAAACCGGCTGATAGTCAAGAACCGTTTCGTCACCGCTACTTTCAAGCAACGGAGGAAGCGATGCAGAGCCCTTGTCGAGTTCAAGATCGCGCCACAAGTCCTGCTGCGCCAGATTGAGGAACCCAGTCAGCATCGCGAAGATGCCAGGGGGCAAGTTAGACCCCATCGCCCCAAAACCAAGCACCGCGCCCATGTCGAGCACGAGGTCTGCTAATGCGCGCGTCTGTCCACTTCCCAGCGGATCGGGTATGCCGATGCGCGACAGGATTGCAGTACGCAGATCGGCCAGCGTGCGAGGCGTTGTATTCGTTAGGCTGATAAACCCGAGGCCATCGAACATTTTCTGACGCATCTGAGCGAGCGTCTGCGGTGCGTAGTCTCTGCTCATTGGATAGTCGCCGACAAAAGTCCAAAGCTCACATCCAACGCCTCGGGCTTCATGGTGTAGGTAATGACGATTTGCCGCATGGATGCGCTCTCAAGTGTGAATAACGAGTCCAGTGCCTCCGGCTTTTCTGTATACAAATGCACCATGTTTCGCAGGGATGCGCTTGACAGAGAAAAACTTGCATCCATCGCTTCTGGCGTCATCGTGTAAACGTGCACGATGTTGCGAGCCGACGCACTTTGAAGAGAAAAGACAGGATCCATCGCCTCGATATAGCCTTTGAGCAAATACATGTCGTCAACGACGAATGTAGAGCCCAGTGCATCGGTGGCATCCACCGGATAGGGCCGGCTTGTGAGGAACATGAGGCCGACAATCGACGCGTGGGTAAACCCAAACGAAACGCCCAATGCTTCTGTCGGCATTCCACCCCACGGATTCGGCTGAATAGGACACTCGCAGTCCATATCGAGACGCAGACCGACAAGCGGCGTATTTGGACGAATCGTTCCTGCCGGTGGGTTTGTGCCTAGATGCAGGCCAAGCAACGGAGCTTGCGGCGTCAGTGCCCCGTTTGGATCAAGGTCGAGCCTCAAGCCAGTAGCCGGAGTAACCGGCGGGACTGGTGCGTCTTGATTGAGCGTTAGGCCCACACATACCCCGATGAAAAAAGGGCCGGGCTAACCCGGCCCGATTGGCTACGCTGCGACTTTCTGAGGCGTGATGTACCGCGAGAGAGCGCCGTAATCACGGAACGTCTCACGCACCGGATTGACCAGCGCGTTGCGGCCTTCGTCGAAGTAGTCGGGATATGTCCGCATGAGGCGGTCGTATTCTTCCTCGACACTGACATCCTTGGCGGACGCCTTCTTCGTGTCGAGGACGTGCACATTGGCGTCGCCGTGAATCTGGCGAAGCACATGTGCCTCGTAATCCGGCACTTCCTTCACGATCTTGAGCGCCGCGCCGCGTTCGACTTGAACGGTTTGGATTTCCATGTGGTTCCTTTAGTCGATCAGGAGAATGCCGGCGGTTGCCGTCTTGATGTAGTTCGGCAACGTGACCTCGACAAACGAGTTCGCCGGTACGGTCGCCAGCGCCGTGTAGGACGCAACGTTGTCCGGCGACTGCGTCAGTGCGATCGGCGAGGCAGTCGGGTTGAACGCCAGGACGTTGCGGCCGGCAACGAACGGAGTCGCACCGCCGCCAACGCCTGGGCCAAGGTTGATGGCCGTCGTGACACCGAGAGTGAGAAGCTTTGCCATTGTCGTGTCCTCAGGCGATGGAAAGAACGGCCATCGAATTGCGCTTCTTGACCGTCAGCCCGTAGTCGGCAGTGAGGCCGAAGTAATGGGTGTAGCGGTCGTACACGCGATCGGGCTTGCGGTTGATGAGCCAGCGGCCCTTGTTCGGGCGCAGAATCATGTGCTTCGACTGCAGGAAATAGCAGCGCTTGGCGAAACCGGTGATCGTCGCATCGAGCACGTCGAACGTCGGGTCCCACACGAGCTCCACGCCCTTGAAGTACAGGCCGCTGGTGCCGCCGCCGGTGTCGGTCGAGGCATCGATGTTCGTGTTCTTGCCACTGCCCAGGATGATCTGACGGTTGATCGTCGACAGCGCGTCTTTGCGATACGCGTCGAGGAAGGCCGAGCCGACGAAGATCGCGTCAGGCGACATGCCGCCGTAGGTCATGCACTTGCGCCACAGGACTTCCATCTGCTGCACGAGGTTGCCAGCGGTGCCGGTGCTGATGCCGATGCTTGCGTTGTTCTGCCAGTAGGCGTTCGTGGACTGATCGATGCCGCCGACGACGGTCGCCGATGTCGGCGTGGTCGAGACGAGCAGATCGAGGCCGGGGCACGACTTCGTCGACGCAGTGCCGTCCTTGTGAATTTCGAGGTCCCAGTTCTGCTGGAAACCGTCCTTCAAGGTGGCGTAGTTCTCCTTGAGGCGGTTCACGATCTGGATTTGCTCGGCCTCGGTGAGGACCGCGTTCTTGTCGTCGGTCAGGACGATGCCGTTGTCGGCCATGTCCGTTTCGTTGACCGCGAAACCATCGTGGGCTTCGTAGTGCTGGAACGGCGCTAGGCGGACGGTGTCCTTGGTGTTGTAGGTCACCTGGTCGTCGCGCGTGTAGTTCTGGTAGTTCGAGTTGTTCGAGATGCGCACCTTCTCGTTGAAGATGCCGTTGCCGAACACCGATTCCTGCTTGTTCTTGATGAGCCACGCCGCAAACGGGCGCGCGGTCGTGAACTGGTCGACCGGGTCGTTCTTCGCGTAGGTGTTGAGCTGGTAGTTGGCGCCTGCGGCCAACTGTGCGGAAGTGATAGGCACTGTCGTGTCCTCGAAATAGGAAAGGTCGCGGCCTAGGGCCGGTTTCTCTCCGCGTTCGTGGACACGACTCCACCTACGTTGCTACGGGACGCGATCCCCGCTTACGCTGGCGCGGTGCGGATTGTCAGTCCGCACGCGCAATGTGCACGATTCGTTTCAACAATCAAGGCTTCAACAAGTTGGGTTTTGCGCCCCAAGTACACAGTTGCAAATTCCACTGCCGCCGTTCGCTGGGTTGCATGGACATGCCAGCAGATATTGATTGGGCTGCACATTTGTTGGCGGGACTACCCTACCTGGTATGAACGAATTCGGCCAAACCTGCGCGCAAGGGCAAACATAGACTGTCGGAGATACTCCACGCTGGCACTTTGGACAAATCCATCCGGTATTCATCGGACGCTCTCAACACCCATCGCAAAAGCTTCGTAATCGTTCTTCGGCTGACGCGTTTGCGTCGTCGCGCTGCCGGTCGGGCGAAGCGGCACGGCACCGACCGCGGGCTTTGTGGCCGGCGCGGGCGCAGCAGCAATTGCCGGAAGTGCACGATACGCACGCTCCGCAGCGTCCGCCCACTGGCTCGGGTGCATCGACTGCTGGATGATCTGCAATGTCGGCTGCAGATACGCCATCTTCTGCGCGAACGCAGGATCGGAAGCGCGAAGCCGATCGCCGACTGACTGCAGCTGCGTCAACGCTTGTGCGCTCGCCTGTTCCTGCTGCTGGCGCTGCTGCTGTTCGGCCTGCTGGCGCTGGGTCAGTTCGCTGGTACGTGCCGCGGCCTCGCGCTGCTGGGCGATTTCCAGAGCGCGTGCGCGTGGCAGATCCCCGTCAGCCACTTCCTTTGCCAAGTCGCGATGCTGTTCAAGCGGATCGAGCAAGCCAGGCACTTCCCGGCCGATACGCTGACCCAGCCACTTCACTTCCTGCATGAGGCCGTCGAAAACTTCGGTCATGCGCTTGGGATCGCCGCTGTTGATCGCGGACAAGTAGCCCATGACCGCGCCGAACTGCTGCGGACTGGCGCCGGTCGCTGCGATCGAGCTCTGCCATTCGTCGGCCTTCGCGGCCTTCGCGGCAAGTTCTTCAAACGCCTGTTGTGTCGGACGCGCGGCAAGCTCGCGGAACCGCGCGGCGCTCTTTTCCTTCAGTCCGAGCGCGGAAACTTCGGCATCGATTTCCGCCTTGGCGCGATCTTCGTCCGAGAGTTCTTTATCCCTTAGGTATTCCTCTTCCGTGCGTTCAGCCACTTCCTTAATGCGCGCGTCTTCCTCCGCAGCCGTATCCGCAGCCGCTTTGCCTTCGTCGGCTTTGGCTGGCGCATCGGCGCTGGCTTCGGCAACGCCGCGCGCGAACGCCTCAACATCGCTTTCGGCAGGCGCCGGAGCAGCAGCAGGCGCATCGGCTACGGGAGCGGCAGCGGTATCGGGTGTTGCGGTGTCATCAGTTTGGACGGTGTCCATCGATCATCCCGTTGTGAGGTACTTGAACAAGGTTTGATCCACCCTGCGGAGGTGGCATCGGAAGTCCGGGTTGGGCGCCGGGACCAACACTTTGCGGCGGCGGAAGCTGCGGCATCGGGCCCGGCTGCTCGGCCGGTACTTGCGGCAGGAATCGAGCCGGGTCGAGACGGTCGCCAGTGCGCTTGAGTGTTTCGGCGACGAGTTCTTCGATGCCATCCGCGATGTCGCTTGGCGCCGACTGGCGAAGCTGGCCAACCTGCAAAATAGCGTTCTGCAGAATCGGCATTGTCGCGGCCCAAGACTGTTGCTGGGCCGTCGTATCAGGCTTGCCGGACGATCCGCCTTTGACGTTGACGGTCAACAGGATGGTCAAGTCCTCGACCGTGATGTTCTGCGGCCAGAATGCCCAAGGTCCGGCGATCTGCTGCACGTCATCGCGCTCCATCTTCTGCAACGCAACCTCGGCGCTGTACTGCGCCAAGTCGTCCATCATGGAGTCGATGCAGTCGCGCATGTAACTCGTGCGCGCGTTCGTTCCGGTCTGCTGAATTTCGGCCTCGGTCGCGGTCTTCGCGGTGCGAACTGAGGCGGCCAGAGCCTCCTGAATGCCCCACGCCATCTCAAGCATGGCGCGTGTCGGGCGATCGTCGTACAAATTGACGTCGATGGCCGGGTATTTGATCTCGGTCACCGCTTCTCTGATAGACGCGCCAGGACGTGACGTGCGCAGGGCGATCATTTCGCCAATGCCGCCTGCTTCGAGCTTTGCGGCCTCTTTCGCATCCAGCAAAGTCGCGTCAAACCCCGTCTTCGGGATCGCGCGGCGGCGATGCTCGGCGCGGTTCGAGTAGATGCGATTCATGTCATCGAGCAGATGACGGGTGCGCGTAATCATCGACTGCGGGTGACGCTCGCCGTCAACGCGGAGCATGGACAGCGCGAAGAACGGATAGAACCGCGTCGTTCCCGGGTTTGGCTGATACGGCGCCTTGGCGTACTTGTCGAGCCCGTCGATCAGCGTCAGGACCGTATTCGCGTCCTTGTTCCAAACCTCCCACACGCACACGTTGCCGTCACCGTTCTGCATCGAGCCGCTGATGCTCGCGCCGGCGCGGTAGGTGTCGGCATCGACTTCGGAGACATTCGCAAGTGGCCCAATGTCCTTGCGGTCGGTGTTGTCGGCCGGCTTCTGCTGGAAATAGATGCTCGCCTTCGTCAGATCGCTCTCGACGGTCGGGAACGCTGCCTTTGCTTCATCCATCGACATGAACGTGCGGTGCGCGATCCACGGCGCATCCCGGTATTGCTCAAGCGAATTCGGGACCGACGCGACTTGGATGTCTTCGGCGTTGACGAAATCGACTGCCAAGCCGCGGGCAACCACAATTTCGACCTTCGCCTGCAATCCGGCGATCTGCTGCTCAAGACTTGCGCGCAGTTCGTCGACGTTGTTGCCGCCGTCCGCGATTTCTTCCTGCGTGGCAGAAATCCGCTCCAAATTGTCCTGCAGGTCGGAAAGCTGCGACTGGATGATGGGATCTTGCCCCATGCGCTCCTGCCAACTCGCCTTGAGCCAGCCGATGCCGACTGACAGACACGAGCCCACACACGGCTCGGCCTGCGCCTTGAGTCGCGCACGCTTCCACAAACGCTGGATCACGATTTCGAGCGTTTGGCCAAGCTGCTTGGCGTCGTCCTGGCGTTGACGGTACGGCGCAAGAATCTGCTTTGCGGCAGCGCGAACGGTTTGGTCAAGCCAGCCCTGCACTGCGGATTGCGCGGCCTGCTCTGGCGGCACGCTAGGCTGTGTTGGCGTACCTTTCGGCACGGTGTGTGTGAGCGCCTGCCCAACACCAACCAACGAAGCCTGTGCGTTTGCCTGCGCCGCAGATGCCGCCGCCTGTTCACCGACCTGCTGCATCATCTGCTGCGTGTTCGGGTCCGCCATGACCTGCTGCCGCGCCATTTCCATGATTTCGGCCATCGGCGGCGGACTGGTCGAGTCCGCGGGCATGATGTCCAGATCGGGATCGCGGGCGTACAGGAACGATTTCAGGATATCGACATACGTGCCGGCGATCGGAATATTGACCTCGAACTGGCCCGCATCGCCTCGTGCGTAGCGCCGGTCCAGTGCGTATTGCTTGCGAGCCGCCTTGTCGAACTCGCGCGCCTCGTTGATGCGTTTGAGCCACGCCTTAACGTCCGCGCATTCCTGCGCGTCGTACTTAGGGTCCGAAGACATCGCCGCCGACATAAACTGATCGGCTTCGCTGGGCTGCTGCAGTTGGTCTTCGGGCGTGCTCACAACTTCCCTCTCAGCGCAATCACGCGTTCATAGTCATGCCGGCGTGATTCCTTACATTCGGATTCAGGCAAGCTCTCGAAATACCGGACGCCTGCGCGCACTTGTGCGTCGGTCATAGCCATGATTTCTTCATCGCTCATCGGTAGAACCTCCGACGCTGCGCCGCTTCCTGCTCGTCGCTATAACGGATTGACTCGATGTGCCGGCGAGTGAATGGGACGATGGGTTTCTCGCGGTCGTCGCTTGGAACGCTTGCGTTCTGCGTCAAATCAAGTCCGCGGCCAATGTTTCCGCAAACGTCCACGGCATCGTCATATCGGGCAAGTGGGAATGAACAAAGCTGATCGACAAGACGACCGGACCACGATCTTCCACGTGGAACATGGACCGTTCCAGCGCTTGCGCGCCCTCGAAAACTGGCGACGCGTGCGATCTTGTCGGAAACGCACGGCAGATACTCGATGGCCATAAACACCTGCTTTTCGGCCATCGTCTTCTTCAACAACGGTTCGATCGCGCGGCGAATGACACCGGCCTCATCAAACCAAAGACGCGGACGCCATTGCTTCACCATTGCCAAGAATGGCTCTATCGTCTTGTCCGGCGCTTGCTGGCCTGACCACCAGTCTAAAATCCACAGATGGCCAATTGAATCTAGGCCAAAAACTCCATGCTCGGAAAAGTCGGGGTTTGTTCGCAACGTCTTCTCGGTCACCGCAAGATCGCTGGCGCCGTAGATTTCGAGGTTTGCCGGCAGTTCTTCATCGTCATACCAGTTGAACCAACCGCGCTCGAACTGGCCGCCGCTGTCAGGCTGCGGACGCTGTTGGTACAGACTCGCCCAGGTGCGCCCGTTGGACTCGTAGTTCTGCCAGTGCCGCGCATCGAACCATTCCGGCCAGAGGTATTCGCCAATCTGGCGTTCAACTGGATCGTCTGCGCGCTCGCACTTCGCTGGTATGTTCAGGACGTGCCACACCTGTCCGTCACGGCAGGAAATCGGCCCTGATTCGCCGTTGTAGTTCTCGGGGAGAATTGAGCCCGCAAGGTCGTCCATATGCCAACGGGTTTGAATCAGGATCACACTCGCGCGCGGCTTTAGGCGCGTCATCAAGCTATCCTGATACTCCTGCAGAATCTTGCGACGAATGGTCTCGCTGTCCGCTTCTTCGCGATTAGCAACTGGATCATCGATGATTAGCAGGTCTGCGCGGGCAGAAGTGATTGCCCCGAGGATGCCAGCAGCCAACAAACCGCTATCGTTCGTAAGTTCCCATTCGGTGACGCCAGCGCTGCCGGCGCGCAAGACAGGCCGATCCTCCCATATAGCTGACGATTCCGAACTCGACGCCAAAGCACGACAGCGCCGGGACTGCCTCTCGGCAGGTGTAGCTGCATAGCTGGTAACAATGACCCGATAGCCCGGCTTGCGCGACAGCGCCCAAGCTGGGGCAACTACGGACGCATACGTAGACTTTGCAGAACCAGGAGGTTCAAGGATGATGAGGCGGCCGCTATCTGCTTCGATACAGCGCTGGATCGCCTCCATCGTGACAATGTGATGCTTTGCGACCGCAGACTCGATCGGCTGGAACAACCATTCGTTCGGATCATCGCTGATCGGAACGCCAGGAATAGTGACAGACTGGCTATAGGCAACAAGCGACTCCCGAGCACGGCGACGCCGTAATAGCTCAATCGCTGCGGCCTGCGGATCAATGGCGCTTCCATCAGCCATCTAGCGCGCGCTCTCCAGCAGCAATAGCGAGCAAAGCCGAGTCGGGAAGGTCAACGGCCTTCACAAGCAGAGGGTTTTCCTTATCCCCCTTCAGAGTCATCGCTTCGCCGTACTTGCGCGGCAATAGCTTCGCTGCAACCCATTTCCGAGCATCGACGCGGACGCGTTTGTCATTCGGGTCAAGGTCTGTCCGATCGGCAATCTCAACGATTTCCTCGGCGAACTTCTCTGCACGCGATTCACAGGCGCGCGCGTACATGTCCGAAAATCCTTTGTGTTCATGCAGCCACAGATCGATTGTTGACCGCGCTGGAAAGTCGTCCTTGTCCGAAATGCTTTTCTTCGACTCACCTTGCGACACAAGCGCACAGATGCGCTCTGCCAGAATCGGCGTGTACTTTGTCGGTCTGCCGGGGGATTTGTTTGCCACGCGATCGCCTAGGGTTACGAACCGTCATCGCCGCCAGTCGTCTGCCCCAGCACGACATTGGCTTTGCGGTCGATGGTGGCCTTCTGGCTCGGCGTGATTGACTTGCCGACTTGCTGCGATGCCCTCGCCTTCGCGTTTGCCGCGTGGCTCTTGTCAGGCATCGGATACTTGCGATCTTTCGGCAGCCCGAACATGGCATCCGACAGCGCATTGCGGCCTTTCGATGTGAGCGTGCTCATGTGCAGACAATGCACGAGCCGCACCAACAATCAAGGCTTCGCAAGTACCTCGGCCAGATGCGCTGCGATGTCCTCGCACACCTGCGCAGCATCGGGGAATACCGCCTTTGCGCTCGCGTACAGTCCGACAATCATTTTCGGACACTTCCGCGTCCACGCTTGTGTCGTTGGCGCTTCCTCGGGGAGTAGGTAAACGTATCGATCAGCGTCGACGAGGATGTACGCGCCAGCCTGGGTGCGATGCCGTATGCCTCGCATGCGACGGATTAGCTCAAGCGCCAGATCGATTTCTCCTGTGTCGACGCATCTCCCCACAGCCCGAAGGGATCGAGACTGGTATTTCCTTGGACTCAACAGCATCGCGCTCCCCCGAATAGTGCTATCGCTTGCTCGATGGTCTCGACCACATGCACACGGACACCGTGCACTGCAGCATCGGCGTGCCATTTCTCTTGTTCGTCTGTCAGGCGTCTTGCGCTTGGACGTTTTTTGCCGTCCTTGACCTCTACCCAAGTCACAACGCCGCGCTGGAAGCACACCAAGTCCGGCACTCCATCCCCACACCGACTCAGGTCTACGACATGGACGCCTATCTTTCGCAATGCGCTCGCGATTTCACCGTGGTTGCGGTCGACGCGGCGCGCGTACTTCACCGTGCGCGCTCTCCTGCGATCGACGATCCGCCAGGGAGTGCGTGCAGGTAGCGGCCTTCCGTCGTCACCCTAGGCTTCATCAGGTAGCCGCTCTCGCCTCGCATCCTTGGCCAGAGCATCACGGGCGCATAGAACAGCCCGCAGTCAGCCGCTATTTCCAGGTGCCAAACGCGACCATCGGCCGTGTCTGTGAAGCCGATCCCGGTTCTTGTGCGCTCGCTGTCGTTCATCCGTTAGATACCCATTCGTCAAAAAAATGGCGCTCAACATCCTCTACAAGCGATGAAATCCTGCTACCAAATTCCCATGCCGGAATATTTGTCGACATCTGCGACTTAAGTTGCTTCCATTGCTTAACTGTCATCGAAATTCGCATCTCGACAACCACATCATCAGGATTCTGAATCTTAGCTATGGATTTCACGCCGCCTTTCTCCCCTGTTCACCACCGAACTTCACACCATGCTCCGCGCCGAACCACAGCGCGAACTCGATCAACTCGATCATCTGCGGAATCGTCATACGTCGGGTTCGGACGCCGAGCATGACGAAGCCGCCACCTATCCCCGCCGCTACCCGCTGGTGTTTCTTGAGGCCAGCGGTGCAGATGTCCTTCCAGTCCTCTTTCTCAAGCCATTCCATCTTGCCGTCGACCGGCCATTGCACCTGCTCCGCAATGTCAGTCAACACCGCCCACATCTTGTCGTTCTGCTCAAGCGTGCGGGTCGGGATCAATTCCTCAATGCGCACACGTACAGCGCGGCCAATCTCAAGGAAACGACATGCGAACTTCCAAGCCGCGGCCATGCGATCGCGCGCGTTCTCAGTCCGAAGGATGAATACCTCGCTCATTCGACTACCTGTAGATAACCCTGCTTCCAAAGCTCTGTGAACGTCCGCTCATACCCGCGGTTCCAGATTTCCGCCTTTTCCTCGCGGCTGAACTTGTTGCCATGGTCGAGCTCGCGGTGACACGCGCGGCAACCGCTGGCGAAAAAATGATCGTGCGCCTTGATGCTCGCGCCCTTGCCGTGCCGGGACTGGTTGCTGTGGCACGGCTCACCCGGTCCGCCCTCGCACACGCCGTCGATCTGCAGCGTGCATTCCAACTTGTAGGCCAAGTCCAGCAATGGACGGCAGCGGAAGTTCACTCGAAATCCTCGCCGCCGATGATCTTCAACCGCCGCTTCGGCTCCTGTGATGTCAGGTGGTACGCGCTGCACGACTTGCAGAAGTACGCCCTGCGCTCCCGGCGATGTCCACGGCGATGCGCCTTTGCGCCGGCCAGCGCGAGCAATGCCTCGGCGCGGTTGTGATAGGGGCGCTTGCCGCAGGTGTTCACGGCATCCCCATTGCGTCTTTGTAGGCGCGTATCCAACGGAACGCAGTAGCGCGGTCAAACTCGAAATGATCCGCAACTTCCTTCCACGTCGGAAACGTTTTGCGGTTATCCATCCACCGCACAAAGCGAATGGCGCGATCCATGAATACAATTCCATTCCCTCTCAAGCGCCCTTTATCCACTGGTTGTTCCAGAGCGATCACGGCGCTCCCTCTACCGGACCAAGTAGCGCTTCGAGTTGCGAGCACGCCGCGCGCACGACATCAGGAGGGGCTGGACGCCGCGGCGTTGCCTTCGGCGCCTCGATTTCCGCCACCGGATCGGGAGGTAACTCGCCTCCGCGCATAACGTGGTCTCGCGCCAGCTCGTAGGCATCTTTCAGCATCCGGTCGGCGTGCGATTGGTCGGCGCGCGAGAAACGGTAGGTGTCGAGATTCGACCAGACCTGACGCACGAACGGTGAGCACTCTTTCGCGGCGACAGCCAAGCGGGTTTGCGCGAACGAGGGAATCCCGAAGCACATCGCACGGAACCGCGGCGCGCTCGGAGGAAACTCACCACCAGCCGCCAACGCCTCGCGCATGCCGTGCGCGACCTGCGAAGGCGTCACGCCAGCGAGAGCAGTCGCCCAAGTGTCAGCGGCCAAGCCGTCAGGGTGCACGCCGAACTGCGATGTCCATGTGTGGCCGTACAGCGCGCCCATGCGCACCCAAAAGTTATCCAGCAACGACTGCGACGGCTTTGGCAGCTTCGCGCTGCTTTCGATCTGCGATGCTTTGCTCGATTCGCTCGACAACGCTGAGATTGCGGACGCTGCCGCCGTTGATGCGGTTTGCATGGGTTTGATCCTTCAGCGGATACACGTCACGCCAGCCGTTGCGCACGGACTGGTCGAGCACGTCGTTGGGTGATTGCCC